TTATCTGGCGACAAAGACTTCATTCAGTTACACAAATTCAAGAATGTAAAACAGTATAGTCCCATCACAAAAAAGTTTGTTAACGGAGAAGACCCTGACGAGTATTTGTATCAACACATACTCAAGGGCGACTCAAGTGACGGTATTCCAAATGTCTTGTCTCCAGATAACACTTTTGTTGATGGATTACGACAAAGACCTCTGAGCAAGAAAAAGATTTCAGAGTGGGCGGGGCCTTTGTGTGAACAGTTTTTACCAAATGACGAGGTGAAAAGAAACTACCAAAGAAACAAAAAACTGATTGATTTGAAAGAGTCACCAGAAGAACTGCATCTTGAGTGTATAAAATCATATCAAGATGCCCCAGAAGGTGACCGTAGTAAACTACTAAATTACTTTATAAAGAATAGACTAAATGAATTGATGGAAAACATAGGAGATTTTTAATTATGGTTTATACACCACTCTTTTCAGAGATTTTGCAGAAGGTCGCAAAACTCAAAACTAAAAAACAAAAGGTTGAATATTTGAAACAGAACAATAGCGATGCACTTCGCATGGTTTTGAAGTCATCGTTTGACCCAAAGATTGTCTGGCAGTTGCCAGAGGGTCCAGTTCCTTTTTCACCCAACGAAGCACCAGAGGGAACAGAACACACCGTGTTAGCAACAGAAGCTAGAAAGTTGCATAACTTCATTCAAGGTGGTAACAACGCACTCACTCAAAACAAGCGTGAGATGATGTTTGTTCAACTGTTAGAGGGATTGCATCAGACAGAAGCATACATGCTCGTTGATGCGAAGGATAAGGTTCTTCATAAGACATATAAAGGTTTATCATCAGCTGTGGTCAAAGAGGCATTCAACTGGGATGATAACTACATGCTCATAGAAAACACTAATACAGAATATGACCAGTATGCAAGAAGAGCAAACGTCTGAACTTGATTTTTTAGACCACCTCGCTTTTGACCTTTTTCAAGAGGAGTGTTTTGAAAAATCTGCTTTGTGTTATGAGAGAATGGTCAAACTTGGCCCAGACCGTGCAAAGTCATATTACAACTTAGGAGTTGTTCTGCACGACTTGGGTCACTTTGATCACTCGCTCATTTGTTATGAAAAAGCTAGGGACTTAGGATACGATTCTTCTAAAGTCAATCTTAGTATCGGGATGCACTTTCTCAAGTTGCGTGATTTCAAAAATGGTTTTGAGTATGTTGACTCAAAATCAAATGGTGCGTGGCGTCTTGGTAAAAACTTTGATACAAACGAGGACAGATTATCTGATATAGAATTGTGGGAGGGTCAAGACCCACAAGGAAAGAATATATTAGTTTACAGTGAGCAAGGCTTTGGTGATAATATACAGTTTAGTAGATATCTACCAGAGTTGTATCAGTTGTGCGGTGATGTGACCTTTTTGTGTTATGACGCACTTGCGCCTGCACTGAGAAATAGTCATGTGTTTGATGACATAAATGTGTTAGATAGCATTGGTGAGTATGTGATTGACCTTGACTACAGAGTGCCCTTGTTGAGTGTCCCTAGATTGATTGACGCAACTTTTGATGACATACCACTTGCGAGTGGATACCTCACAGAAACCTATCACAAAGATTGGGGCTTGTCAAGTGACAGACTAAATGTTGCAGTTGCGTGGGAGGCGACTAAGAGAGATACAAGAAGAAGCATCTCTCCTGACCTTATCCAAAATCTGTGCGACAACCCTAGAATAAACTTTATTGACATACAGAAAGGTTCCACACAAGGTATTGACGGTGTGATGCATGTTGGCGACAGGATAAAAGACTTCACTGACACCGTGGATATACTATCTCAATGTGACCTATTAGTGTCCACCGATACAGCTATGACGCATGTAGGGGGTGCTCTAGGGGTTCCTACACACCTTCTACTGCACTATTCTGCTGATTGGAGATGGTTTACCTGTGATATGGATTACAGCCCTTGGTACGAATCAGTGTCTATTTTTAGACAAAAAACACCTCAAGATTGGACATCACCGATAAATGAGGTCAAAAAAAATTTCAGTATCCTTTTAAATCAATGACTTAGGTGATACGATTTCTCTTGACAATATCCTCTCAATATCGTATTATATGTATAGTGATGATGAACAAGAGGTTCAGATGATTGGTGCAGGGATTGTTGTTGATGTTACAGGTGGTCTAAAAAAAGACCGTGAACTGGCAGACGAGATTATCTGGTGGTTCATGGATATGATGATGCCTCGCCATCGTGTTATGGATATCACTGTCAAGTTCACTAAGACTTTTGAGGATGGAGCTCAGGGGTTCTGTTATCGTGGTGATGATGACCGTGACCATTATATTGAGATTGACCATCGTTTGAGCCGGTCTGTTTCAAAAGAAGAGTTCATTGAGTGCGTAATACATGAGATGGTTCATATCTGGCAGAACGCCACTGGTCGGATGAAAGACAAGTTTCGTGGTGGATACAAACAGTTGTGGAAATGTAAAGACGGTAAATATAGGAACTACCTCAACACCGAGTATGCGAAACAGCCTTGGGAAGTTGAGGCTTACAAGATGCAAGGCCCCTTAACTAAAACCTTTATGAAGGAGTATGGATATGAGTAAGATGAAAAATTTGATGATGGACGTAGAAGAGTTCTGTGATGGATACTTCTATGGTGGAGACTCAGAGTTCACCGTTGATGAGGTGGTTGAAGATGTCGGTATGTATTTTAAGACTGACCTATCAAAAAAGTATGCTGAGGGATATCTTGAGAGGAAACTTGGTGAATGATTAAAGAACTTGCTGCAGCGGGGTTGATGGTTGTTTCATCCCCGCTCAACTTAACAGAGAAACCAACATACGACCATGAACAACATGTTCAATGTCTTGCAATGAACATGTATCACGAAGCGAGGGACCAAGGCACGGCAGGGAGACTTGCCGTATCTGCCGTTGTACTCAATCGGGTCAAGGACAGTCGTTTCCCCAACTCTGTCTGTGAGGTGGTTCTTCAAGGGCCCACCAAAGAGAGTTGGAAAAAGAACGGTATGTTTTATCCAATCAGAAACAAGTGTCAATTTAGTTGGTATTGTGATGGCGTGGGTGATGAGGTGAAGGATAAAAAAACTTATCAAAAGATACTTGACTTATCTTATCTAATCCTTCATAATGATATACAGTTTGTAGATATAACAGATGGTGCAACACACTACCACGCTGATTATGTCAAACCAAGTTGGGCTAAAACAAAGACGAGAACCACAGAGATTGGTGACCATATTTTTTATAGATGGGAGAAGAAATGAACAAAAGACTTGAGAACAAAATTACCCGATGGTACGGTCAACCAGAAGATACGCCGGAAAGTCGTATTGCCGTAAGAGTTTGGCTTGCAAAACACTGGTATAGATGGATTACATTTGGTTGCACTCAATGTTATATTGAGAACTGCGGTTGTGGTCCTAATAATGGTAATATCAATGAACCTAAAGGGTTTGCTGAAATTGCAGAATATGCTTATGATAATTATGGAGAGGTATTTAAGAAATGAACCTAAAATATTCAAAAGATGTGGTGAAAGACTACGACAAGTTAAGTGATGGCCGTCAAAGGTATATCATCAAACGTGCCGAAAAGAAAGGCGTTACTGTTTCTGAATATCTCTTGGAGAAGTATGGTCAATGAATATCTTTTACATAGATCGTGACCCTGTAATCGCTGCACAAATGTCGTGCGACAAACACGTTGTCAAGATGATACTTGAGAGTGCTCAAATGCTCTGCGCTGCTCATCGTGTTCTTGATGGTGACGAGTATGCTGACAAAATGGGTCTATACAAAATGGTTCATAAGAACCATCCTAGTACGATATGGACACGAACATCAAAGAAAAACTATGACTGGCATTGGAAACACTTTGATGCTCTCATGAAAGAATACACGTATCGTTACGGTAAACACCATGCGACTGAAAGGTTGCTCGACACCTTGTCCACGCCACCTCTCAACATCAATCGTGAGGGGCCGTTCACTGACCCACCGCAATGTATGCCTGACTATTGTAAAGGTGAAGACACAGTGATGGCTTATCAGACATACTATATACTAGAGAAATCAAGGTTTGCAAGATGGACAAAACGACAAACGCCGGAGTGGTTTAATGGACAGAGAACCGTATTGGGATTACATGGCAAGAAGACTGAGAGAGGAACGGCCAATGTACAATGATCTTCATCTCAAGTTAGATGACCGAGAGAAAAGAAAAGTGACAGCAGTTTTTGATGATGTGGATTTTTTGAAAAAAGAGGTTGCACAACTACAAGAAAATTTACAAAATTCATATATAAAAATAAAAGAGATGAGGGCTAAACTTGATTACTATGAAAAACGTGATGACCCTCAAATGGAGTTTGAATTTTAACGGAGCTATATTATGACATCCTTTAGTGCCTTCTCATACATTCCTGTTATGAGAAATGAATTTATTTTAAAAACATCAGTCAACAAAAAAACATGCGAAGAGTTGATTGAAATAACGAAAGACAAACTTGATGAAGAAATCAATGACAATCTAAGTAATGTCAGACGCACCATTTGGGAACTGCATACCGATGAGGACGCTGGTCCCACTATCGGTAGGATTATGGACCATGTGAATTATTGCATCAGGACGAGATTGAATTTTCCACACCCTAATCAATCTGAGCCGTCTTTCTTTGAAAACAAAATGTTTTTCTACTCATTTGCGACATTCAATGCGTGGGTGGCTCATTACAAAAATGAGAGTTTTGTTGAACCGCACTGTCACATAGAATATCCTAATTTTTGGTCTTGTGCGTTGTATCTGTCCACAGGTGGCGACGAAACCAGTTTGTCTTTTTTGTCTGATGAAGCGCCATCGTTCAATCAGAACAAGATAAATATTCCCTGCAAAGAGGGGGACATGTTAATTTTTCCTTCAAGTTTGGTTCATTACACCAATGATACTTTTGACAAAAGAATAGTCATGTCTGCGAATGCATATGCTGGATTTGGTCCTAATTTTTTGAATCAAGGAAATCCAAAAGCTGAAGAAACTACAGAGGAGTCATAATGCCAACATACACGTTCTTAAATAAAGAAGCTGGAGTGGAATATGATGTGACCATGCCCATGTCAGAGTATGATGATTATATGAAAGATAATCCAAAAGCGGAGAGAGTATATCAACCAGTCGCTCTTGCTGGAGATCATATGATGGGAGTTGGTCCAAAAACTGATTCTGGGTTCAACGATGTCTTAGGGAATATCGCAGATAATAACCCACTATCACCAATGGCGAGTAAATACGGAACATCAAAAACTGCAAGTCAACGGAGAGCAAAAGATACATTTACTAAGGTTACTAAAAAATATAAAAATAAATTGAATAATCTAAATAAATAAAATGGCGCAGGCGAGAACATCACACTTCAGCACCGATGCACAGCATCCATGTAAGCTGGGAAGTCAATCCGCCTATGCGCCGGAGGGGAGTGTGTCGGCCACTCCCCTCACCCTAACACAAAGTTGAGGTAAAAAATGGCTTCAAAGAAAAACAAAGAAATAAACACAAATGATTTGGTAACGATAAAACCAATCACGGACAACCAAAAAGTTGTTTTCTCCACATGGAAGAAAGGACTTAATCAATTTCTGTTTGGTGCTGCTGGAACAGGAAAGACTTTCATATCTCTTTATCTTGCGTTACAAGAAATCATGGATTTGAAAAAACCAGCAGATAAAGTAATTCTAGTTCGGTCACTCATACCAACAAGAGAGATTGGTTTTCTGCCTGGCGACGAGGAAGACAAAGCTGCATTGTATCAAGTCCCATATAGAAATATGGTTCAGTTCATGTTTGAGATGCCGAATGAACAAGCGTTCAATGGCCTATATGATAAGCTAAAGTCACAAGGTAGTTTGTATTTTCTATCGACTTCTTTTCTAAGGGGGTTGACATTTGATAACAGTATCATTATAGTGGATGAGTGTCAAAACTTAAACTTTCATGAGCTGGATACGATTATCACCAGAGTTGGTCAAGATTCTAAGATTGTTTTCTGCGGTGACTTCGGTCAAACAGATTTAGTGAAGAATAATGAAAAAAATGGACTACATGATTTCATGCGTATCCTAGAGGAGATGAAAGAGTTCAACTGCACAGAGTTTACGATAGGTGATATTGTTCGGTCTGGCTTCGTGCGAAGTTATTTAATCAACAAGACTAAAATGGGGATTGGTTTGGAGTAAACATTATGCAAATATCATATAACACAAAGCCTGCACTAACTTTAATGTCGTGCAACTTTGGACTTGAGATTACAAAAGAGATTAACGATTACATTGAAGAGTCTGTGTTTCCTAAAAATATAGATGCGTCTGGTAGTCTAGTTGGTCAAATTAGAAATCATGAAAACTCTGCTCAGTTGATTTTTCCTCATGACGATGACGATGTGGGGG